ATCCAAACTAATCTAAAACTCACTATTAGTCAGTATCACTATCTGCGCGAGCTAACAGCTGGCATGGATAGTGATAGTCGGCGTTTATTCATCCACACGTTTTTGTGCCAGCGCCAGATGCGTGCTAAGTCTGATTACCACGCGTGGAAGGGGGTGCCGCTGCCTCGTAAGAGCTTTATTCATGTCTACTGCAGAAACTATAGCTGGGAGAGTGTAAAGCTGTTCATGACGCGAGCCCCCTACTACGCTAAGGAGGGGATCTGCTTCCGCTACCGTATCCATGAGCACATCATCGATTCCTTCATCGAGAAGGGAGAGGATTTACTATTGAGCCCCTCTCGACTACAAGACCAGTGGTTCGTTAATGTAGATGGCCGCCCGCTTCCTAAGCTTAATAGGCCGCTTAGTAGTGCACCGCCGACTCAGGTTGATTTGGGCTATGGTATCGCGTGGCTGATACGTCAACGAGATAGAATAGAGCGTACTCGCGATAGCCTGAGTGAGACTGAGCTGGCTAGTAAACGAGCTCGCTACCTTCACAACCTGAACTGCTATCAAGGTATACTCGAGCGCGTGACGAGTATCGACTACACGAAACGTCAGGCAGAGTATTCGCAGGAGCTGACCCAGCCTCACGAGGGGCTCCGCGTGTACGAGAAGGGGGGCGGCCTCCAGGGTGCTAGTCGGAACTTCAGAGAGGTGCTGCTAATATCCAGCCCTGTCATTAACTACGACGCCGTGAAGTGCCACGCGACGATTGCTCACCATGAGATGGAGAAGCTGGGTATTAGCTCCCACCTGGATGAGATGCTATCGGGCCGTGTGAGCTCTCCGGATCCCCTACTGTCTGTAGGCACTGTGAAGACAGCTGTGTTAGCAGTAATCAATGGGGCCCGGCTCGTTAAGCGTCTCAGTAGTCGCTTTGCTATACCACGCCTAGTACTAGATGAGCCGCTCCTAGCTGATAAGGACGTATCCACTAAGACGCGGGCCCTCGCTAGCTTAGTAGGATACCTTAAGGGCATAGCTACCAGCATAACGAAGTGGTCTAAACTGATACCCAAGCACGAGAAGATAGCCGCCATGTCGGCTCTACTACAACGTATAGAGGTAGACAGCCTGCGAGATATCCACGACCTCGCATCTAACAACCAGCACGACGGTGCCCTGATTCATAACTCCATCAACATCAACGAGGTATCGACCGGATACCTAAACATACATCCCAAACCCATCTCCTCACCCGACCCAGAGGAGTCAGTCATCGTGTGCGGCCGCCAGATCGAGATCATACCATTCAACGCGGAGTGCGCCAACATCGCGGACATCATCATGGGCGCGGGAACTCGGCTCCAGGCCACAACGGGATACGGAGCCTGGGCCCCCACCCCCCATAAGAATACCATTAGTAGATCAGATAACAGCGCTGATACATCGAATCTCAGCGCTGATGATAGTAATTAATACCCGTACAAGGGAGACGTGTGCCTTGATTCAACAATACAATAACCTATCTATAGAATTCATTGATGTTTATGTTAGCGCTAGGAATGTTCTCAGAGCTCTCAATCTCTCTGACGATGCTCTAGAACAGGTCACTAGTCAAAACAAGCTTATGAAGAACTCAACAATGGTGCTAGAACCAACTGGTGTATATCAGCTGGTTCTTATCAATGATGAGATAGACTTCTGGGACTGGTACAGTGATGAAGCCCTGGCTGTTGCTAAGGAGTCGATGTTGCGTATGAGTAATTACATGAAGGCTCGTCGTATCCTCAAGGATATTATGGATGCCCCCGATGCTATCGATAAGCTGCCCCGCATAGTTAATCAATTAATTGCGGCACGGCAGTATAAGGATGGCATAACTAAATATGATGCCAGTCTGTATGTACACCAGCAGATAGCAGATAAGTTAAAGGAGCGCGGTCTATATAAATACGAGGACGCGTTAACAATATGCTACGAGGTGGCAGGAGAATACATTGCTTGAGACTGTATTGGCGCTGCCCGCCATTAGACAAGACAGAACAGCACTACCCTTCGTCTTCCCAGAGTTATCCCTCTATACTCTCCTGAGTATAGAAGATGGCATTCCTGACATCACTATCAACGTAGTGGCTACTAGTCCGTGGGCCCAGAGCACACGCTATGGTACTATGTACTGGACTGTTCTGGTAGTGCGTTATCAGAACAGTCCCTTCTTAGTAGTGGGCCGCCGTTACGTGACAGATGGGCTTAACCCTAACGAAACGGCCCTCCGCTACGTAATGGACCAGAATCTATATCGTACGGCTATCAACTACGCACTACAGCAGGAGACAGAGGAGGTAGTCTTTACTAATAAAGAGCGGCCCCTTGATAAGGAAAAGGCCCAGGCTTTTCATCGCATCGGGGGTGAGATACGCTTTATAGAGGCCGATGCCCTCAGCTGCACTATTGGAGACATCAATACATTACTTGATATATTATTATGAAGTATCAAAATACGCAATCAAAGAAGGTTCCAGTCTCAGTTAATCCAGATTCAGTTAAACCGTTGCAAAAGTTAGAATTGTTATCATTTAACTTTGAGGTGGTGGGAGTAAATGAGAAGGGTGAGCAAATTAACAAAGAGTCAAAGCAGTCCCAATATTTCAGCCAAGATTTAGACAACGACATCACCTTAGAAATGATTGCCATCCCAGGAGGAACTTTCCTGATGGGTTCACCGCAAGACGAGAAAGATAGTTACGATGATGAACGCCCTCAACATGAGGTTACTGTCTCCACCTTTTTCATGGGCAAGTATTCCATCACCCAGGCACAGTGGAGAGTAGTTGCCTCTCGCAAGGATTTGAAAGTAGAAAAAGACCTTGATCCTGATCCCTCCCACTTTAAAGATAGGGAAGGATCATACGCGCGCCGGGATAGACCCGTGGAACAAGTCAACTGGTACGATGCCGTCGAGTTCTGCGCGAGATTATCTAAATTAACGGGAGGGGAATACCGACTTCCCAGTGAAGCGGAATGGGAGTACGCCTGTAGAGCGGGGACAACAACCGCCTTTCACTTTGGGGAAACCATTACGGGGGAATTGGCTAACTATGATGCCAGCAAAACCTACGCTGATGAACCCAAAGGAGAATATCTAAAAGAAACGACTCCCGTGGGACAGTTTCCCCCCAATGCCTTCGGACTGTACGATATGCACGGCAATGTCTGGGAATGGTGCGCCGATACTTGGCACGATAACTACGGTGCGCCGACGGATGGCAGTGCCTGGATAGAAAATGGGGATGATAATCGTTCTCCGTTGCGGGGCGGTTCCTGGTTCAGCTATTCCCGTCGCTGTCGTTCTGCTTACCGCAGCAGCGACGGCCGCCGCAGCAGCCTCAACAGCAGCCTCGGTTTTCGGGTGGTGTGCGGTGCTGGGAGGGCTCTGTAGCAAAAAGGAATTTAACTTAATGTCAACAGACTTATAAAAATTAGGTGGGCAATGCCCACCCTAATCTTAGGATGGCGGTTTGTAGGTAGAAGCAACGGATAATTCTTTTAATTGCTTCGCTGCCACTGTTGGAGGTACAGAAGTGAGTAAACAACTAGCTTGCTGGGTTTATTAGTAGTTGATAATCTTCAAAAATGCTGCCGTACAAGGATCGACTTAAGATTTTTGCAAGAGGTCTAATGAGCTACACGACTCATCAATTAATATTGCTTGATTTGTTAGATATGTAAACTGTGATTAAAGCCATGCAAAAAATATACTATAGGTACCCAGATATAGAGCCTCGTGTCAAGAAGAGTGAATATGCAATGTTATCTTATATATTGTGCGTAATTATGCACAATGTAGATGATGTTCCTAGAGATATTGATAACTATCTAAGGCGTTTAGGTTATACAGGTTATATAACAGACTAACCAATTATTTACTTTAAATGTGGGGGTTATCTATACGTTTAATATTGCAAGTGAACTGTTCGCTGCCACTATTGAAGGTGTAGAAGTGAGTAAACAACTAGCTTGCTGGGTTTATTAGTAGTTGATAATCTTCAAAAATGTTGCCGTACAAGGATCGACTTAAGACTTCTGTAAGAAGTCTAGTGAATTACACGACCCATCAATTAATATTGCTTGATTTGTTAGATATGTAAACTGTGATTAAAGCCATGCAAGAAATATACCATAGGTACCCAGGTATAGAACCTCGTATCAAGAAGAGTGAATATGCAATGTTATCTTATACTTGCAAAATTATGCACAATGTAGATAATGTTCCTAGACATATTGATAACTATCTATATCTATACGTTAGTAATCGCCTAAGTAGCATCTACCATTATCCTCAAAGCCCCTTGACAAAAGAGTCGTAGCTTTAAGTTGTCACGGGCCTTGAGGTATTGAAATAAGAATTACTGTCACTAAACAGTTCTTTAATACTAAATAACCTAGCGAGAATGGGAGGGATTATTATGTCTTCTGAAGACAAAAGGAAATTATTGTTAGAAAAAGTGTCCTGCGAGGCTCAGTCAAGACTCGCATATTATGACTTGCTTATGCAGGAAGAGGCTTTTCGCCAACACCTAGAGTCTTTATCTGACGTCAAAATTGAGGAGATAGATTGGCATTTCTTAAAAGGCTTTTTGTCTTATTCTAGACGCTTATATACTACAGGCGAAATTAGTAAATCTGCTTATATATCTCTGGTTACTCAAGCTGCCGAATTTTATGCTGAGAAGCTGGTGGAGTCAAAATTGGCAAAAGCCTTGAAGAAATATGAGCTTTATTTTGAAAAAGCATTAACTGTGCAGTCGGCCGAGGGGCGTTAGTCAAATTAATATTAACCTCACTATCAGGCGACTTTCTGTGGTACACAAGATCAATCACACAATTGGAGTATAGCCATGATTAACATGAAGGCTCACACCGTATATATGGTTGTGAGGCCATATTCACAAAAGAAGAAGATATTAATGAGGGCCGCTCATGAAGTAGGGGCCCTTTATGTAGAGGGCCCTCATCTACTAGAGAATACGATATCGTATCCTGGCTCTCTCTCAGCGCACCATGTGCTAGTAGAAATTAAGAATCAAGAAGAGGCCTATCAGGTTATAATGATGGCGGGCTGCCATCACTACGGCGTAGGAGAAATACTATTCAATGCCGAGAGCAGCACAGGGGTTGAGCTCAGTCATCTTATAGAACAGCAGGAAGATATAGCGCTTAGTGTAGAGCAAGTGCCTCACTACACTATGAATGATGAGGCCCTAGTAGTAGGGGATATTCATGGTTGTTACGGCCATCTGCGTGCACTACTTAGAAAGGCGGGCTTCTTATTTGCAGGGGATGAGATTACTTATTACCCTATGCAATTAGTGCTCAACGGAGACCTAGTGAATAAGGGCCCCAGCTCTGCTGACGTTATTAGATTCGTGTACTCTAACCTAGGTCACCCTGACTTCAAGGTCGTACTAGGTAATCACGAACTATATATTATGCAGCACATAGATGATGTGAAGCCTAATAGTCGCTACTTCGATTATCTCCCTACAGTTAGGGCTAATCGCATGCAGCGTAATATGTTTATTGCAATCTATAAAGAGAGTGTGCCCTACCTCGTATCCCATAGTCGTACCTCTGCTGTTCACCACTCTCCTTGCGACTATAAGTATGTAGGCAAGTCTGACCCTATCTCTATACAGAGACAGATTCACCTACCCAGTATTCGAGGTCAGGCCGATAAGCAGAATACCAGCGTAGACGAGGTACTATATCCGTACTTCAATGGTCAGCCCAACTGGCCATTAGTTGTTAATGGTCATGTCACTACTAAGCATCCGCTACTAATTAATAATCGCGCCATGATTGATACAGGGGCCTTCCTAGGCTGTTATCTAACAGCAGCTCATGTCATGGGCTCTACCTGTCAATTCATATCCACAGAGAATGTGAACTCCGCGCGTAATACTATGCGCCTTAATCCCATTGCGTCTGCGATACAAAATACAAAAAGTAGCGTTAGAAGAAACGTGCCTTATCTGGTTAAGGCTTTAGCCTAGTCGCATACGCTGTTATTAATATAGCCCCGTGTTCCGTGCGGGGTTATTAACTTATTGTGCAACATTTAACCTTCTTAAATTTATCCATTACCGAGTAAATATATATTAGGTATGGCATCACCAGTAATGGTGAAGGCAGTTGCCTGCAAAGCACGAAGCATATGAATAATCAAACACCTATCGAGAGTTTCTATTTAGCGAATATTAAATTTGACTATAATGCAGAACCAATCTGGGAATTAGCGGCTCGACTTTCTGCTAAAATTCCCAATGAAGAATGGGCAAAACTACCAAAAGATTTAGCCCAAAACTTTGATCATTATCAACAGCAACAGGATCAAAAATGAGATGCAGCCAGACTCAATTACCTACCTTTAACTTTAACAACCAGGGAATCCGCGTTATAATCATTGATAATGAGCCCTGGTTTATAGCAGCCGACGTTTGCGCTGTTCTCGAACACACTAATACATCGGTTGCTCTAGGTCGGTTAAAGATATATGAAAAGCAGTTAGTCGACCCTAAACAATACTTAGGGTCAGTCTCAAACCAATATATAGCAGCCATTTCAGAATCTGGCCTATATCGATTAGTACTTACCAGCCGTAAACCACAGGCAGACTCATTCCAGGATTGGATAGTGCAAGAGGTAATACCCACCATTCGCAAGACTGGCCGCTATTCTGTTAACAACATTCCTACTACTTATGGTGAGGCCTTATTAGAGGCGGGGCGTCTGGCCTTAGAATTAGAACAAACTAATGCTACCTTAGAGCAAGTTAGTGCTACCTTAGAAGAACAGGCCCCACTGGTTAAATTAGCAGAGACGTTGACAGTCAGCGACGCCGATGCTGTCCTAATAGGAGATTTAGCTAAAGCCTATGGTGTAGGTCGTACAGCGTTCTTCGATATGTTGCGTGACATTCGCTTTATTATGGTGAAGCCAAGTCGATTACCTTATCAGCGACATATGTTAGCTGCCAGAGCAGAGGTGTTCCGCAAAGAGCGCCCCCATCAATCTGGTATCTTTGATAGCGTTACTGTTATAACGGCTAAAGGTCAGTTATACATAGCGAAGAAGTTAAAGCAACTAGAACACACTGAGTTAGTAGAATCACAGCTAGAAGCAGTAATCCAGCTTGTAGAATAGTATTGTTCCCGTAAACCACAATTACAACTTATTGACTATGACTATTATGAATCTCATCAATTATCTATTGGAAAAACTCGGCAAGGTGCAGTTCCGTACACTGCTTGTAACTATCGGCCTGTTATTAGTCTATAGTCTGGCGGTTATTGTTGGCCGCCTTGTTTACGCAGCGGGGGTGTTGGGCCTCGGCGATGTACTCTGTGTGTTGGGCCTGTGGCACGCGTGGCGGGCTATCGCAGACCTCGTACCACCAATTACTCAATTAGTTAGTCCACCGACTAATCCATCAACCTCTAATTCCAAAACTGAAGGATTAGACTTGGTTCGGCTAATAGGCCTAGTTAATAATCCATCAACTTCTATTAATTCCAAAACTGAAGGACTAGGCGATAAGTAACAACTGGCTTGGCACTTAGTGAGCCTAATTAGGAAGTCGCCCACATAATGCCATGTTCACAGTCATAGTAATTTACTTAGGTAGGGGGCACAATTATTTGTATGATAGGTTAGCGATTAGCTTACACGAGTGTTGGGCTGACATGAAGCCCAACCTACGTTTATCCTATATTTGATTCTGGCTACCTACCTAATCACATTAATTAGATAACTATGGCTAAGTTTAATTCAGATACAGCGTCTAATATGGGGCGCCGCGGTGGTGAGAAGACAGCCCAGGATAGAGAACATATGAGAGAGATAGGTCGTCGAGGTGGGCTGAAGGCTCAACAGCGGCTCGCTGAGAAGAAACAACAACGTTTATTAGATAGCGAGTAGATTATAGGTCACTATATTAACTATATCATTCACCTGCGTTGTATCCATAGTTGTATACCCCTTCCCTATGAAGTGAACGCTAATGATAGCTATAGGGCTATCCTCATCTAATAGTAGTTGCTGGTATAGATGCCGCACTCCTATGATATCTAGGTGGGCCCGCTGCTTAAAGCTAAGCAGTGTAGAGTTAGCATCAGTCTTCATGAAGGATCGGCTACTAGCGTGTTGCACTAGAGTAGGCAGGTCATAGCAATGGTCGCTAATTAATACCTGCCTATAGAGATTAGCTATACTGCTAATACCAGGGGCTAGACTCTCGTGAGTACACGTCATCTTGAGGAACTTAAGACCAGATATACTGCGACCAGGATTATGGAACTGGTGGAGTAAGACTCTATCGGCCGCCGTTGTAATCCGTATCTGGTTGAGTAGATCAAGGATATAGATGTCCTTATCTATAGTGCTAACATGGCGTATCAGATCTTGTATAGCGTACCTACGCTCTATCTGATTGCGGAATATCCATCGCCCAATAAAGATTATAATAAATAGAGTCAGACTAAACGTGTTCTGCCATAGGAAATCAGTGACCTGCGGTAGAGCTTCCTTAACCAGAGTGTGCGGAGCTAAATGAATAGTGTAGGCCTTATCATTCTGTGGTACATTCATGTTTAATGGGGCATCCTTCAGATTAATTAATGCCTTTAAGTACATTCTTAAGTTAGTGTTTAAGTGCTTCTAGTTTTATATTTATTCACGAGGATTTTGTAGGTGAATTATAATTATGATAATCAATTAGGGCTTGCCTGTATTACTGATACTGAGCGTAATATTAAGGTATTCTGTCCTGTGGCCCGCCCGGGGCAGAGGTATGAGGCCACTATAGCCTATACTATGGCACGATATTCTCGCAGCGCTGAGTCAGTAGAGAATCTACTCGATGAGGCGCAGGGAGTAGATGCGGATAAACGTCTTCATAATATATTCTATAATTATGGTCACGGTAGTGTACAGGGCCTGGCTACGTTATCGGTGTGCTTTGAAGGTATTCCCCTATGGTTTGCGTTCTATCTGTTCAATACTATGCCTCTAGGAGCAGGGCAAGAACGCAGTACTCGTTATCAGAAGATAGGGGACTACTATAGAGTCGGTAGTGAGTCTTATGATGAGTCAATGGACTATCTATTCAGCGCATATGAGGAACTCTATGAGCCTACTCGAGAGGCATTGGCCCGCGCTTACAGCGTAGACATGAGCGATAAACGCCAGGTACAGGCGCTGGATGCCCGTACGCTGGACTGTACGCGTTATCTATTACCTATGGGAGCCCGCACTAGTGTGGGTATCACATCGGATGCCGAGACGTGGAGTCGATTCATCAGTGATCTACTGAGTAATCAATTTAACTCGGGGCCCGATGAGTTATACAGTAGTATTGGGCACATGCTGAAGCAGCTACTGGGTGGTTGTCCTGAGCTAGAGGCCCAGGGCTACGTAGCAGGTGCCCCAGGGCTCATACGTCACGCAGAGGCCCGGCATGACCTGAGTGCTAGTCTAGTCAATATGGCGCGAGCGGCTCAGTCACCCCTCATTGCTAGTATAGATGGTGAGTATTATAGCTCGAAGCTAGTAATTGTACAGGAGCCAGACTGCGATATCATTGGTAACCTGGCTCTATTACTCCAGAATGATGTGTATCGGCCGGGCCTAGTCCTATCTACTAGTATAAGAGGACTAGTTACGCTGCGAGAAGAGCTGACTAAGTGGCGGCATTACGATAGATTACCCACTCAGTTTAATGCACCGCATATGTACATGAGTGGTTATATGGATGTGGGTGCGGCCCGCGACTTCAATCGTCACCGTAGTATATGGCGGTACTTTCCTGCTCTAACTAATGTAGAGCTATTAGGGGGAGATACTGGTTATACTCTACCACTCTATATAGAAGACCTCCCTATAGCTGAGCGTTATAAGGAGGTGCTGGATAAATATTACGAGACACTAGATGGCCCTGCTATACAGTATCGTATACCACTAGCCCATAATATACGATACTGTATAGGTGGCACACATAAGCATATGGCCTATGTATGCCAGCTTCGCTCTCGAGTAGGGGGGCATATCAACTATCGTGTGATAGCTAATGAGTGGGCCAATAGTATAGCTGACGTTAATCCACTATTCGACCTTACTCACGTCATACGTGTAGTCGAGAATGGTCGAGATGAATTCCTGAGTCGTTAGAGCGCGCGTATTAGGAATACGACAACCATGAATGGCGGCATGTTATTGTGTGCCTGACCGCCTCCAGTTCCCTGTATACTGATATTAGCTCCACTGGGATTGATTCCAATGTTAGCATTAGACCGGAGTACTCGAATGTTAACCTCAGCCTCACTAGTCTGGCGGGTTCCTGTGGGGCGGTCCTCACCGCTACCACTCCTAGGTTGACGTGTTGCTTGTCCGCCACCTTCTGTATGGGTTAGGAAATCGTGCCGGTGTCTGTGAGTTTCCGTATTATGCTCGTGGCCATTGTCGCTGATTGTATGATTGTGCCCAGGGTCATTAACTCCGTGACCGTGATTAGGCATCTGGTTAACATTGAGAGTAACATTCTCCTCACCACCCAGCCATCCCTGAGTCCGACCATTACCTATCATTAAGGGGAAGCGGGCCTGCATATTAGGAAGGTTGAAGGTAGTAGAACCATTACCATTACCGTATCCAGTACCTATCAACGTGAATAGCGCTGGGTAGTCTGCCCTGCTGATCTCCCGCCCATCCAGTGGTATCCAATTAGTAGGGTAGTTCCATCCCGCCCACATGATTATAGAACCTACTGGAGGGCCCGCTTGACTGAAGCTATCTGATATGGCCTGGTTAACCCAGTCTACTCGAGCTATACTGTCAGTAGCAGGGGGCCATACAGTGCGGGGGTTGCCCGTTAGGAAAGGACTATCTATATTAGCCTTAGTATTCGATAGGCTATTTACTTGTGTCTGTAGACTACCTACAGTATTCTGTAATGCTACTATCTTGGGTATCTCTAGGTCAAGCTTGTCGTCTAAAGCGTTAATCGTAGCATTGATGGTGGCTATCTGAGCAGTTAGTTGGTTACTCAATGTAGTAAATTGAGTCTGTAAACCACTGATAGCAGTTGTGTTAGTATCGCAGCATGTCTGTAGGTTCTGAATTATAGTTAACTCACCTACGGCAGCAGCTAGGTTATTAATTAGATCATTGACTAACTGCTGTATGTTATTGATGATCTGCTGTAATTCACCATCGCCGAATAAGTCGTCGCGTAATTCCTCTAGTTCATTCTCTAGAGTGGCTATATCAGCCAGCATGTCAGCAATAAATGCAAACGCCCGCACTGTGTCAGATAGGTCGTATATAGTATTGGCTGCCTGTGTTCCCGTATGATTGGCGCGATTAGCAGCCTCTAGAAAGTTATTGTCGAGTTCAGCACAAGTAAGGGGACTTCCCTTACTCACCGATAGTATAATTGGCATAGAACTGTAGCTAGTGGTTAATTTGGTTATACTATCGGTGTATGGCGTACTGTAAGCATGGAGGTATCGGTGAGTAGAAAGGTATGGCAGGTGGATATAGCAAATCCCTATCAGGTGCCAATCACTATATATAGTGATTGGCACCACCTAAATGGTATAGTCCTTAGTCCTAATAGTGGCCTAAGGACTAACTACGAGATGGAGGACGGATACGATTTATATGTTAGTCGGCTCTATCGAGTTAGTGCTAATGAGATGCCGAGATTATACGTTGGATACCGCATAAAGGATTAAATTAATGCATTATACAGTTGAATTTAAGGGTAAACGTGGTAATTTGTATACACAGCTTTTTGCTAGTTACGCATTTACAGATACCACGCTGCCCCGCACGGTTACTCTAACCCTGAGCCCCGGCGCAACAGTATCGATTGATCTAATCGATATTACTGCGCTACAGTTAGTAGGTCTCTCGTGTGAGACAGGTTCTGTTAACCTCACTGTTATCAATAATGGTAGCACTATTATTAATCTACCAAAAGTAGTAGCTGGCTCCTATCACTTTAATAACGTAGATATAGTCGATGCTAGAATACAACTAGTAGCCGTAGGCACTGCACCCGTACCGCTACAGTTAGTATACGCCGGCGTGGCATGACCTGTCCACTAGAGTGGCAGCAGGCCTGTCGTAATCTGGATATAGCATGTCATAAATGTAGAGCTGAGATAGGAGAGGGTGAGCTGGCCTATTTACCACTGGCTGGTAGCCCCTCTATTAAGAGCCACCCCGCATATAAGAAGCCCCCTCTGCCCCCTCGCAAGCAACTTAGCACTGCATCACAGCAGACTAACACTGCATCGCAGCAGAATAACACTGCATCGAAGATAGGACGCGCTACTGAGAGACGCGTGTTACGGAATCTAGGTGCAAGAGCAACAGTGGCCAGTGGAGCCATCTTCGGAGACGGGGATGGCTCTCTTGTTATAGATGGGGAGACCTGGCGTATAGAACATAAGACGCGGGTGGCCCGACGTAATACACTAGGCCCTACTGAAGATGAGTGGGCTACTGCTCAGGCGCAGGGGTGCCGTCTATTTATCACTACTCATAATAATCGAAGCGTCGTTACTATGGATATAGAGGACTTTAAGAGCCTAGCCGTATTGCCACCCGAGTTTACGGAGGGCGTTAACGAAGAAGCGGGGGGCCCAGCTCACTCGAGCGATGCCGAAGTCGCGGGGCAGCTCAAGTAGCACATTCACTGCCTCCACCTGTAGACCGAGTGCAGCGAAGGTGCGTTCGATGCTCAACTTAACAATACTTACAAAGTACGCGACGGGGTTCTTAACAAGGCGTCCTTGCCGGTTGAATGGAATAGTCTTACCATGGAGAACACGGCTACCGCACTCACTACGGATTGCCTGAGCCACAAGGCAATTCTCCATCGGCGAAACGTAGATAAGGTTACGGGGATGGTTGTTGAGAGGGTTATCATCAATGTGGTGTACCTCTACCTCTCCTCGACGAGCAAGGAAGCCATTGCGGTAGGCCTTCCACCCCCAGTAAGCGTATGCGACAACCTGATGGAGGCCAACGATGAATCGCTGGGTATTCGTAACGTGAAAGTCAAAGAATCCGACTAGGTGTAATAGCTGATATAAGTGAGAATTACGGGCCGCGCGCAGGACTAGGTAATCCCCCTGTTTAGAAGCCTGATAGGCCTTATCTCGCAGGATTGACTTCAGTGCCTTCAACGCTGCCTTGTTTACGTACCGTATTTGGTTGAACATGGTCAATGTCTGTTAGGTGAGTAGATACAACAATACAGCCGTGGTTCTACAACCCGGCTTAGATTAATGTAGATCAGAACTGAGTTGCCCCAGAGACACAATAGGTCTAGCGCACCAGCGTAACGGAGGATGTTTCCCTCCGTCCTACTCGCTGGCGGCGTCCACTAGAGTCAGAATTAACCTACCGCGCTTGACGTAACCGGTGTCAAGTCTTGTACATTTAGCCCTATCTTGTTTACTCAGTATTACTACTTAGCGGGGCACGGCGTGCGGAGGTGAAGCGTATGGGTTTACCCTGTCCCGCTCGGACTTCACGGCTCACTGTGTCTTTTAGTTTATAGATACCGGCCCCTCTCTGATGCCTACATCAATCAACTGATTAAGGCAAATGAGAGGGCGGTAAATAGGAGGTCATCGGTACCGCCGATAGGCGGTTTAAGGAACCTTAGCCATTCCTTCTACTATTATAGCACAGGTTTTTAATTCTTGTGTAAAATATTTATCAGGCGGGGCCCCCCTCAAATGGGGAGGCTTCTCTACCACAAATACGCAGGAGATAGTCAATTTGTTTAAAAAGTTAAGTTTTGGGTGGGGTGGGCTGTGGATTGATTTCCCTCATTGCAAGTCTTTGGTTAAGCGGGTTCGCGATGAGGAAATTAGGAGGCTGGTAGCCAAGGGGCAGGGAAATCGAACGGATGTGCTTTTTTCTGTAGCCCGGCAGTTTAATTTAAGTGCGGAAACAATTAAGGGTATTTGCCGGGGAGGTGAGGCGTGATTGTGGTGATTCAGGGTGATTGCGTAGAGGTGAGTCCTACTTTAGCCGATAAATCTGTAGATGCTAGTATCACGGTTTCGGCTTATGCGTTATGGCTTGCGGGGACGTGGATAGTGGCTCTGTTCCTGCTTCTCTTGTGGAAAAATTTTGTTGATAATCAGAAGGGAAAGTAGGGATGAGTGAACTGACATTGGAACTTTTAAAAGCGGCAATACGAGCTTGGCGTGTAATGGATGCCCATGTCCCGGATGCCGTTGAAACAAATGAGATTTTTGAGGCGATAAATCGATTTCCTGAAAGTATGAGAGAAAAGGCATTGCAAGCGATTAAAGAAAATGAGGGAGGTGAGGGATGAGTGAGGTAATTCAGGTTGATTGCTTAGATGTGATGCCTGCTTTGGCCGATAAATCTGTAGATGCTAGTTTGGTTGTGGTATCGATAGTGCTCCTAGTCCTCGTCAAGGTAGCTATGTTTTATCTAATTACCCGCAAAAAATAGAGCCTCAATCAGCTCATCAACGGGTAGAAATAGAAGCGGTAATGTCATCCAAACTATTAATAGGAATTAAAGAAGATGAGAGAGGTGAGGGATGAGTGAGGTGATTCATGGTAATTGCCTAGAGGTGATGCTTACTTTAGCCAATAAATCTGTAGATTTAATCCTTACTGATCACTGATTACTAACCGACTCAGCATTATTGACAGACCTAGTTAAAATATAGTACAGACACACACATCTTAACCAAATGAAAGCAAGGTATCAATACCGTATTTACCCAACAGAACAACAAAAGAGGCTTTTGTCTCAGTTGTTTGGGTGTGTGCGCGTTGTCTGGAACAACACTTTATCTTATTGCCAAGAACTCTATCGACAAGGGGAGAAAAAACCTAAATACACTGAGTTATCTAAAAGACTAACTCAAGTCAAGAAAACAGAAGAAAAGCGTTGGTTAACCGAGGTTTCTTGTATCCCTTTACAGCAGTCTTTGAGAGACTTAGAGACTGCTTATTCTAACTTCTTTGCATCTTGTAAGGGAGAGAGAAAAGGAAGAAAAGTCAAACCTCCTAAATTTAAGAAGCGTAAATCTAAACAATCAGCAAGATTTACTGGCAATGGTTTTACTGTTAACCAGCACTGCGTTACTTTAGCGAAAATCGGTGATCTAAAAATAGTTTGGAGTCGTCCATTACCTTCTAAACCTTCTAGTGTCACCGTGATTAAAGATGCGGCGGATCGCTATTTTCTTAGTTTTGTTGTCGAGGTTCAGCCCAAAATACTTCTTGATAATGGGGAGTCAGTAGGAATTGATCTAGGGATTGCTACCTTTGCTACCCTCTCAACAGGAGAAAAGATAGACGCACCAAAACCGTTAAAGAAACGATTAAAATGACTAAGAAAGGCACAGAGAAACTTTTCTAGAAAACAGAAGGGAAGTAACCGACGGGAGAAAGCCAGAAAACGAGTAGCTAAAATCCACGCAAAGATTAAAGACACTCGCACTGATTTCTTGCATAAACTATCCACTAGAGTTGTTCGTGAAAATCAAACGATAATTTTAGAGGATTTAAACACATCGGGAATGCTTAAGAATCGTAAGTTATCCCGTGCCATATCAGACTTAGGATGGCGTTCTTTCCGAGATATGCTATCGGCAAAATCTGATAAATATGGGCGTGATTTTCGGATAATTTCCCGATGGGAGCCAACGTCTCAGAGGTGTTCTTGTTGTGGGAACATCGGTGGGAAGAAAGCGTTAAATATCCGTGAGTGGGAATGTCTTTTCTGTGGGACTTTCCATGATCGAGACGTGAACGCCGCAATTAATATTAAGGTCGCCGGTGGACAATCGGAGACCTCAAAAAACGGACGTAGAGGAAAGTGTAAGACTTCTGTTAAAGAAGCAGCATCCCGTGAAGCGTCAACCCATCCGAAGATCGTTTAATTAAGTTTGCTCGATCTGCCGGGAATCACCGTCCGTTTACGGCGGTGAGGATGTCAATTCAAAGGAGAACCGTGGAAACTATAACAACGGGGGTGGGCCCCGTATTTTTATGATTACTACAATTGATTTCCGTGATATCCAGGCTGCATGTATTAAGCAGTTAGACGATATGTGTAAGGATAAGCAGCCCTTATTTGTTGTCGACGTACCAGGAGATGTGCTCTGGCAGACCTACCTCGATGCGTTCCCCTCACACGAGCGACAGGTGCATAACTGTATGGCCTGCCGACAATTCATTAAGAAGGCGGGGGGTCTCGTTAAACCAGATGAGAATTATAATCTCATCAGTATGTGGAATATAACTGCCCCAGGTTACTTACAGGGAGTAGTTGATAAGCTCAATGCTCTAGTGACAGGAGCCAGCATTCGAGACACGTTCTTATTAGACCGTAGTGAATTGACCGTAGGGCACGCAAGTGACTTGCAGCGTCTAGAGGACGGCAGCACTATTAAGTGGCACCATCTATACTATAAGTTTCCTACAGCCTATGCTTCCAGTGATGTAAATGGTAGTCAGAGTGATGCCCGTAATAGGGCGGCGGGCCTCAAGAGAGATCTAGAAGAGATATCTATTGACTCAGTGAATACTGTCCTCGAACTCATCAATCAAGGTGCTCTCTATCGCGGTACTGAGTTTAAGCCCCTGTTAACTAAGTTTCTAGCCCTGCAAGAGGCCAATCGTCAGAATCACCTGCGTAATCCTAATTTTACTAAGGAACAGCATGAAACCTTCTGCTGGGTCATGTCTGCTAAATTTAGCCATATCCGCAATACAGCCATCGGTACTCTGCTGACTGATATTAGTGAGGGACGCGATCTAGATAAGGCTGTTACATCTTATGAGAGTAAGGTGGCCCCCGAGAACTATCGTCGTCCTACTGCCATCGTTACTGAGAATATGAAGGCTAGAGCCCGGGCTGACTTTCTCGCTATGGGCTTCAGTCAGTCTAGTCTAGAGCGTCGTCAGGCTACTATCGATGATGTCCCTATTGACCAGTGGTTATATGTTGATAGACTACCAAAAAGAATATACGAGACTGACTTCTTCGACAATATGCTTGTAGTCTCCCGCCCGCCTACGACTCCGCAGAATATTAGCTTCAGCGAGTTCCTTAGCAGCGTAGTACCCCATATCACATCTATGGAGATCCTATTTGAAGATAAGCTGATAAATAATTTAGTTACTATGACGGCCCCTGTAGATACGGATACCCCTAGCTTCTTCCAGTGGCCTAATGGTATGGGCTGGAGCTACAATAATCAGTTAGCTGATAGTAGTCGTCAGCGTGTCAAGGCTGCTGGCGGTAAGGTAGATGGGGCCCTGTGCTGCCGATTGATGTGGTATAATACTGATGACTTAGACCTTCATCTTCAATTTAACGGCAATGAAATCTACTACGGAAGTAAGAGGGCCTGTGGCGGTGAGCTCGATGTAGATGCCAATTATTTTAGTGTAACTAATACCCCCGTTGAGAATATAGTATTTGCCAATAAGGCACCTAATGCTACGTATCTATTGTCCGTTAATCAGTTTAATAGACGCAGTAGCGTTGATATCGGCTTCCAGGTAGATATCGAGACGGAGGGGGGCCAGTTCTACACCTTCACGTATAAGACTCTGATGCCTACTGGAAAAACTGTAAACGTAGCCCGCTTCAGTATGGTTAATGGCGTGCTAAAATTAGATACAGATAGTGATTTACTTAAACCATCTAGTGCTACAGGCCGCTCTCTTACTACGTGGGGTATGGGCACTAATCAGTGGCAGAGGGTCCGCCTTATTACTACCAGTCCTAATCACTGGGGGGATACACAGCACGGTAACCTACACTTCTTTATCTTCTTAGATAAGGCTGTATCCGAGGGGCCCATCCGTCCCTTCTTTAATGAGTTTATTCGCGCTGATCTACTACGAGATCACAAGCGCGTGTTCGAGTTACTAGGCAGCATGATACCAGTCAACAGTACGCCTAATGGACTTGCTGGCCTAGGCTTCTCTAGCACCACTCGCGCTAGTTTCACATGCCGCGTGGGGGATAGCTCCACACGTAAACGTATTTTCAAAGTCACATTCTAGAGGAACTATGGAACTCAATATCATTATTGGTGCTCTCGTTGGTCGGTACCGCTTTCCCTCTGTTAGCGGTGACCTCACGCTTGAAGATTTATTCTGTCTTAACCTCAGGTCTAAATCAACCAATACACCCTCTCTTAATAATGTTGCTATTGAGCTTAACAAGCGTATCATAGCCTGCGGTGGCGTAGACTTCGTCGATGATAGCAACGAGATTATTATCTTACAAAGAAAGCTCGACATAGTCAAATTTGTCATTGCTCATGTTAAGAATCGTGCTGAGGCCACTAAGCAGGCCCTCGCTAAAGAAGAGGATCGGCAGAACTTACTGGCCCTCATTGAGCGTAAGAAGAATGATCTCCTCGCTGGAGAGAGTATCGAAGAGTTAGAGCGGCGCCTCGCTGCCCTATAGAAGCCAAGGTAATAGCTAAAGAGTGGGGTTTCAGACCCATTTTTCTGATGATTAACGACAAACCACACTGGTACACAACAGAGTACCTCAATAGATTTAATGTTCAACTACTAACAGAGTCCGACAAGTCCGAGGCAGAAAAAGATACGGTCATCTTCCACGGACCCTTTAAGACAGTAGAAGAAGCTATAGAGTTTGAGAAAGAAGTGCCTTATTGTACTTGGACTTGGGAGGAAGAAGGGGCTTGGAATACCTCATGTGCCAACCAGTTTGTTGTTAACAACGGCACCCCTTCAGAGAACGGTATGATTTACTGTTGTTACTGCGGACGAAAGCTAAAGGAGGCCCGCCAGACGTCTGGAGGAGAGTGATCTGAAGAAGATGACAAGAACATTCACCTAACTCTAAAGTTACTAACTAACACCTAGAGTAGCGCCTCGCTGCCCTATAGAAGCCAAGGTAAGGTTAATTAATTGAGCCCAGCTCGAGCTGGGCTAGAAACAGGAGCAGCACCGTCTAGATATTCCTCCCCTAGATGATGAATTTTTCAAGAATGCTAAACTGGTCAAACCAAATATACAAACAGAAGGCGATACAATCAAACCTATTATGAAACTTAAAGGCAGTATTCGGTTATTTTTAGAAGGTTCAGAAGATGGATTCCAGCACCTAACAGATTTACATCAATCAGGGGAATTGCAGGCCCTCCTCAATGAACTTAAATCAGGAGTCGAGTTCACTACAGATGCAAAAGTTATTGAAAAAGTCGAATTAATTAAGGCAATTCGAGAAGGAACGATAGATAAAACAACTCTACAACAAGTTAATTTGAGTGATGCTAACCTGAGTGGGGCTGACCTGAGTGATGCTAACCTGAGAGGGGCTAACCTGAGAGGGGCTATCCTGAGTAAGGCTATCCTGAGAGGGGCTATCCTGAGTAAGGCTATCCTGAGAGGGGCTATCCTGAGTAAGGCTAACCTGATTGGGGCTATCCTGAGTGGGACTAACCTGAGTTGGGCTAACCTGAGTAGGGCTAACCTGAGTTGGGCTTTCCTAAGGGGGACTAACTTGAGAGAGGCTACTTTGAGTGAGGCTACTTTGAGTGAGGCTTGCCTGAGTGGGGCTGATCTGAGTGAGGCTGACCTGAGTGGGGCTATTCTGAGTGGGGCTATCCTGAGAGAGGCTAACCTGAGAAGGGCTAACCTGAGAAGGGCTGACGTTAAAAACGCTATTTTTCCCGATGCAACGGGTATCACCCCTGAACAAAAACAGGATTTAATTCAACGAGGGGCAATTTTTGCAGATATTTAGGTAGGGTTGGTTGAATAAATGTGAAATAACGAGGTAAGGGGTTTGGCGGCCTGTTTGACCAATCAGCTACAAGATTTTCAAGCTAGTGGCTCAAAAA